CCGGAGTGGCGTGCGTGACACTGGCAACCTTTAGCGATTCCGTGGAGTTTCCGCAGGAAGGATTCATCAAGGAAGTGCCGCCGCTCAACATGCACAGCTATCGCCCGATGGGCAACACGGCGCTATACGACGCTATCGGCCAGACGATCCACCGGCTCGGCGGAAAATTTGAGAACATGGCGGAACCCGCCCGCCCGGCAAAGGTGCTTATTGCCATTATCACGGACGGCTACGAAAACGCCAGCCGCGAATACACCAGCAAGCAGGTTGCCGACATGATCGAGCACCAACGCATTAAGTACGGTTGGGAGTTCGTGTTCATCGGCGCCAACCAAGACGCAGTTGTTGCGGCCAAGGGGCTTAACATCTCTGCGGACAATGCCATGACTTACGCGGCCAATGCTGGCGGAACTAAGGCGGCGTTCGGTTCCTTGTCGGCCAATACGGCTATGTACCGTAGCGGCGGTGTGGCGCATATGTCGTTTTCAAATGAAGACCGAAAACTGCAAGCGGATCAAGGCGCCGCTTAAATCGTCATGACATACGGTTGCCAGCAATTCCCCATAACCCGCCGAGGCTATTTGGCGAGGATTTGTGGTGATTGGTTTTCCAAGTATTACGCGCCATAGGAGGTTGAAATGCACAAATACATGACTGTAACAATGCCTGACGGATCAATTTACGGCGTTCCTGTCGATATTATTGCCCGCAATCGGGCTGCTCATTACGCGCAAGAGTTTGACGGAGATATTCGAGCAAGCCTTGAAGAAGATACGTTGCCGCTGTTCGAGTCTGACGATTACGAGATTCAAGATTGGGCCGTCAATAACATGAACTGGTCAGATTTTTACGGACACCAGATCAAGATCAAAGAAGCTCCACCACCTGATTTTCAGGATGCGTGGATGTGCGGTGATAAGGGGTTTCACGGAACTGTATGACCTACGGATGCCAGCAATACACAATAACACGCCTATGCCGATTCGACCGCCGTGCAATTGACCGCAAATGCGATGGATGCCAGCGGATGACAGACCGGGATTATCTCGAATCGCAAGGGCTGTGGATCATTGGTATTTCGCACCAGCCGTTGCCGCGCAGCGAGGCCGAGCGCATGGCGACGGCGGAAGTCGCAGAATTGGAGAAGAAGAATGGATGTGTCTGATCAGGCGACGCGCCAGGAGGAACTAATGCGCGAACTCGCCATAAAGCGCGCGGCAAACAACGTGCCAGTCATTCCAGCGACCGGCGCTTGCCACTGGTGCGATGCGTTGATCCCAGTCGGTGCCCGTTTCTGCGACAAGGATTGCAGGGACGACTGGGAACGAAAAAAAATGGCGGAATGCCGATGAAGCCCGTGCGCGTGACAACCGAAACGGTTAAGGAAGTGATCTATCGGTACATCAACGAATGCGGCGAGAACCGCTTCACGACCACGGATATTTCGCGTTTTATGGGAGCAGATGAGTATCAGGTACGGGCAGCAATCAGGTGGCTTCACGACCACGGAAAAGTCGAACCGATTCAAGGTTTGCGGTCATGTCGCTACACTAATACTTGCGGCGAAAAATATTCGGCTGCTGTGTATCAGATCAGGCAACAGACGCAGGTCGATTTTGTAACGCTGAATAGGGTGTTTTGTGGTGGGTGATGTTGTTCAATCTGGCATTGAGTTGAAGCCGCAGCATGAGAAGTTCGCTCAGGCAGTTGCCAGCGGAAAGAGCCAGGCGGAAGCGTATCGAGAGGCGTATCCGTCGTCGCGCAAGTGGAAGGATGCGGCGGTATATACACAGTCGTCTGCGCTCATGGCCGACAGTAAGGTTTCAACAAGGGTTTCGGAATTGCGGGCTGCCATTGCAGAGCGCGCCGAGGTCAATGCAGCCGACGCGCTGCGCGAGGCTTACAACATCCTGATAGCAGATCCTCGCGAACTGGTCAGCTACATCGTGCATTGCTGCCGGCACTGCTATGGAGAAGGTTTCAAGTACCAGCGCACCGCTTTCGAATTCGAGGCAGATCAGCGACAGCATGAGATCGATGTGGCCAGAGAAAAGGCTGAAGGCGAATTCAATCCACAGGGCGGAATCGGTTACGACGAGCGCCTGGCGCCGAATCCGGCTTGCCCGGCGTGCTTCGGCCGCGGAGTTGGCCGTGTGCTGGTTGCCGATACACGTAATGTCAGCAAGCAGGCGGCATCGCTTTACGCCGGGATCAAGCAGACCAAGGACGGGCTTGAAGTCAAGTTGCACTCGAAGGTTGATGTGATGGACAAACTGTTCCGGCACTTCGGGCTGTATGAGGCCGACAACAAGCAGAAGAGCGCGCTCGACGGCTTGCCACGCGAACTGCTTCAGGCGATGGTGCAACGCTTGAAAGCGCTGAATGGTCAGTCTTGATAAACTGGACGACATGATTTCCGGCCTGCCGCCGGAAGCGCGGGCGGCATTGTTGGACGACGCAATGCGGCAGCTTGCGCGCAACAAGATCGCCGATTACCGACCGTATCCAAAGCAGCGAGAGTTTCACTTGCTCGGCGCGACAATGCGCGAACGCTTGCTGCGCGCCGGAAACCAGTGCGTTACACCTTGGACGTTTATTGAAACGGCTGATGGGTTGCTCCGATCCGAAGAAGCTTTTTTTTCTGAAGATGTCCGTGTTGTGGCCCTGGCTGGTGAATCTGAATGTGTCGCTCAAGCGCAGAACGGATTTCTGGTTGGCATTGAGCCAGCGTATCGTTTTGTGATGGAGTCTGGAGAGTTTTTCGACTGCTCGGCATATCACCAAGTAGCGACCGAACGCGGCTATCTCCGTATCGACCAGATAATGTCTCTTTCAAGTGGTCGGCATTGCTGGCATAGAGCCGAAGATTATCAGGCCAATTGTGTTGAGGATGGCTATCTATGTGATCCACAACTTCTGACGGAAGAAGGTATCTTCCGAGAACTACCTCAAGCACAAGCCTATGCTCTAAACAGTACCCTGTCGTTTTCGCAAAAGGATGTAGCGGAGCGTATATCGCTATGTACCAGCCTTTCTCTACAATCCTTCCACCAGACCATCGCTGACGATGCTGCGCTCCAGCGCGCGGCCCTGTTCTCGCAGTTTGCAGGCCCAGCTTCGCACAAATCCGTTCTATCGCTGACAGGCTACAGCCGCATTCTTCAGCAACCCGAGATTGAGTCATCCCGGCTGCAATCAGGGAACGTACTTTCTCGCGTGAAATCGTCGGCGTTTTTCCGCGCGATTCCCTGGTCATGCCAATTAGTCGGCGCTGAAGATATGCTTGGACTGCATATTTCGTCAATCCAAGAACATGGGCGATCTCTTGACGCTCTATCCCTTGGCTGTTCATTGCAAGAATTGCATCGTGATGAATCTCGCATTGCGACGTTTTACCCATATAAACATCCTGAATTAATTGGTGGAAAACGCATTATAGCGGTCGTTCCAATTGGTTTCCAGCCATTATTAGACGTTCAGATTGAGGATGTTCATAACTACAAGTCTGCTGGTGTTTATCATCACAATTGCGGTAAAAGTTTCTCTGTTGGCGCTGAAGTGTCCTATCACCTTACCGGGCTGTATCCAGACTGGTGGGACGGTCGCCGCTGGGCGCGTCCGACCGTCGTATGGGCATCCGGAGAGACAGCAGAGGCGACGCGCGACAATCCTCAGCGCGTATTGCTTGGACTGGCCGGCGAAAAGGGAACCGGAGCCATTCCGGCAGACTGCCTGGGTGGAGATTATGGTATGGCATCGGGAACAGCAGACCTGTTCGACTACATAAAGGTTAGGCACCATACGAATGGCGTTTTCGATGGCTGGTCGTTCCTGCGTTTCAAGTATTACGCACAGGGGAGAAAGAAATGGCAGGGGCCGCCAGTTGATTTCGTTTGGTTCGACGAGGAACCGCCAGAGGAAATCTACGACGAAGGATTGGCGCGGACGATCGCAACAGGCGGAATGGCCGCCATGTCATTCACGCCGCTGCAGGGGATGTCGACCGTGGTGCTGCGATTCCTGGGGAACGAGAAAACCGCCGACCGTGCCGACGTCAACATGACGATAGAGGACGCCGAACACATATCACCGGAGGAACGGGCTCGGATCATCGCCAGCTTCCCGGCGCACGAACGCGAGGCGCGCGCCAAGGGCATTCCGACACTAGGCAGCGGACGCATCTTTCCGGTCGAAGAAGACTCAATCAAGGTGGCGTCGTTTCCTATCCCGGAGCATTGGGCGCAGATCAACGGAATCGATTTCGGCTGGGATCACCCGGCCGCTGCTGCGCGTTTGGCTTGGGATAGAGATTCAGACTGCCTCTACGTCATCAACACGCATCGCGCCAGGGAACAGACGCCGATCCTGTTTGCGCCTTCGGTCAAAGCCTGGGGAGACTGGATCCCTGTCGCTTGGCCGCATGATGGCCTGCAACACGATAAGGGCAGCGGCGAGCAGTTAGCCGAGCAGTATCGCTCTGCCGGCCTGAACATGCTGGACGAACGCGCCACCTTTGAGGACGGCGGCAATGGCGTCGAGGCCGGTGTGTTGGAAATGCTCGACCGGATGCAGACGGGGAGATTCAAGGTATTCGCTCACCTGGATGAGTTCTTTGAAGAATTCCGCCTGTATCACCGCAAGGACGGGAAGATCGTCAAGGAGATGGACGACATCATTTCGGCGGCACGCTACGGGGTGATGATGAAGCGCTTCGCCAGGGTTCCGCCAAGGGCTGATCGCCGCGCGCATCGCAAGGAAAGAGATTGGCGAACGGCTTAAATACTGGCTGGCGGTTCACAATTCGCGCAACTATCCTCAGCTAGCTACGCGCATGAACCTGGAACACCCGATACTATCGTCGGACGGAAGTCGCTATTTCAGTGTCGGCGGCGCCGCATCCTTCAAAACCTTCACGCACCGAGGCTATAACTGCTCGCTTGAGTGGGTTGATGGCGAGCCGGCAATGCTGATCTGGTCCGCACGCGGCGGCCTTGACGCCGGGGTGTTCGGGATATGCCTGTCATCAGCAGCCAAGTATGCTGACCCGTCCGGAGACATCACGCCAGCCGGCTATCTGGAAATCATCAATGCCCTGCCGGTTCTCGGGAAGCCACTACTGGAAATCGAGGCCAAGGCGCTTCGTGATTGTGTGTTGCTGTGGATGCCTGACCTTCTGCATATGCCAGCCTGTCCATCCGCTGTCCGCATTGCCGACCGCC